CCTGGCTCTGTTAAAACCAGGCGAGATCACCATAGAGACGACGCGTAACCAATCGTTGTCTCACTCGGTACTTGCCATAACCTCTTAACGAAAGGAGTCCGTTAAAAGGCGAGTCTCTCTCGACACCGCATCGAAGGGTGTAGGAGAGAAGCGCATAGCCCGACGCCTCTACCTTGGTAGGGGAGAAGGACAAGGTCGTGATACTCATTTGGCCGTGAGCGTTGGTCTTCCCCGAGAAACTCGGGTATAACAACGCATCGTCGCCTTCGAGGTACCACGGCATCTGAGGGACGCGACACAGACGAGCAAATCGGTTAACGAGGAAGGAATTGGCGAAGGAGCACGAAATCTCCCAAGCCGTCCTAACTCGCGAGTCGAGATGCCCGCTGTGAAGCGCCCACCTGAAGATACGATTCGCACAGCGAATAGCTTCAGGAAGCGTCGATACCCTGTTCTTTTGATAGATAGGGGTAACATCAACACCATGAAAGAAGTGTTTGCCGCAGCTTTCGAAGAATGGGCCATCCTTGAACGACTTTTCAGCGTTCACGGTGAACCCACAATAAGAAAGTACTTCGACAACACGATCGTAGTGTTGACGGGAGACGATTAGATCGTCCCCGTAGACGCCAATCTCAGATCGCATATCGCCAGCTTCACAACGAACAACCGACCATAAAAGGGCGTAGAAAATCATGGACTCTAGCTCAAACGTGAAGCCGTTCCCCATAGCGGAGAACTTTTCAAGTTTGTGCATGTGGTCGCCGATCTTCGTATACCTCGTACGGAGGTCATCCATAACTTTCAACCAGGAAGGCGGAAAGAGAAGGTTGACGAGCTCTAATGACACGGTATCACTAGCCTTCGCTAGATCGATCGTACAATAGCCTTCAGCGTAACAACGCTGGGCTAACGATTGATTTCTAGACTGATCGTCCAGATTGATACCATCGCGCCGAAGCCTGTTGCGCAGCATACGACCAACACCCTTTTGGAGAAAGATGTTGAGAGTAGGCTGTATAGCAATAGATCTTCGAGTCTTCCAATTCTTCGGCACGGTCGTGAAACGATCGTACTCGATGATTTGGAATTCACTCGGCAGCAGCATGCACTGTTCGACTGGGTAGCCGAAACGTGCCCCGCACCACGAACTATCGTACTGAAAGTACGCGTTCGCGTAGGGCGCTGCCCGACGAGTGACGCTAAGTTGGGTCTCGAGAATCTTTTTATCTAGCTGCGACTGACTACTGTTCAATGTAGCAGTCGCCCCTGGTCCCCAACCGCAACCCTCTATGAACTCCCCGAAGGGGAATTCGCAATCGTCAGGGTTAACGCGATCAAGCAGCCTGGAGATTTTTCGCCGGGCGTCCGATAGGACACCTTCAACGCCGCCAAAAGCGGATCCGAGGCGCAGGAAAGTGTTAACCTTCCTTACTGACGACTCAGTCTCAATGAAAGACTGAATACTCTCTCTCTGCAGACGATCCGCATCACCACCGAACCCTTCGAACTTCGAAAGATAGGTGCTGAGCATGTAGTCTGCTCGGAAAGAGTGAGGGTCGGCATACTCAGTTGGTTTAGGCGCAGGGAGGCTGAGAGCCTCCTTGTACCCTCCAACACGCAGAGCATTTGCTATGCGTTTAGAGTACGGACTTCCTACTCCGACTGCGAGTGCCATTAGTACTCGCTCTTCGTGGGGGCATGCCTTTGACATGTGATCCTTTGCTTTGATAGCAGAAGATTAGAAGGAACGGCACGAATCTCTTAAAGACAAGTGCCAGCAGAAGACTCATGACCGGTAGGTCAAGAGTACGAGGGCTGAAGCGTGTCTACGTTCGCAACCGACATGGCGTGAGCCAAGAAGTTTGCGAGCAAGACACGCGTGTCCTTGCGCTCTTGAGTCGTGCTGCGTTCCGCCAAGTCAAAAGACAGGCGGGCCTTCTCCACGTAGGAGAGAGTGGGAGGAGGAGTGATGCCAGCGCTGTTATTCGCCAGTGTCTCCAGGGTGGGGACACTGAGCGTGTAAGTGATGCGAGAGACACCGGTCAATTGCTTTTGCGCGTCCAAGACGCGCTCTTGCTTGTAACCGATGCGTTTCGCACCAAGGACGCTGGTAGGAGCGGGTGTGGTTTGTTCGAACCAGAACACGCCCTTGTCATCACGGCCGATGGGGGAGAAGGTATGTGCGACCGGAGTGGCCGCGCCGTCGTTGATCACGACAGCAGCGATTTGAGGCATGATGCCCCTTTCCGAAGTTTCTTCAGGTGGTTCTAACCACGCAACTTTCTGGCAAAACGCTGATAAATCAGCGCGATGCTATCAAGTTGGTGGAGCGACCCAAATCTCACGTTTACCGTGACACCTGGGGGAGTCGGAAGTGCAGTAAGCACGGTCCGGTTTAGTGAAGCATATACAGAGTATGCCTCAGCGTCACTAGTGCCACCTCCGCCTCCTGAATACTGCCCGTTAGGGTAGTAGGTCCAGGTGATGGGGTTACGCACGGTTTCGCTATAGGTGTACGACTCTTTATCTGATAACGTTTCGTAGCCGAGGATGAAGTGCTTACTGAAGAGGGCGTTATTCTCCCACAAGGAGAGATAGCCCCCGATGTCCGCAACCCAATCCACGACGAAACTAAGCGTCATCAGCTCGTAGGCGATGCCCACGGGGTTAAGAGAAGTCCAGTCCGATATACTCGGACCTCCGGGCAGATGGAAAAGCATCTTATACTCGCATCGAGAAGAGTAGAAGTAGTTCTTGACGAACGCCTTCGTAAACTGATCGATAACGCTTATAGAACGCGTATCCGTCCGCGAAGCGGAGCCACTGCGGCCTTTGACCCAAATATGTCTCTCTCCGAGAGACTTATTCAAGTTATTTGCCGCATCCCAAATGGAGTGAATCAACGGCGTCCAGCCGTATCTTCCCTCCAACCACTTGCCGGTAACGTAATCAAGCCTACGTTGTGCCTGATCGGGTCCCTTAGGGACCCGGCGGTACTTCTTATGCTTGACGACTTCCGACAGGAAGGTCTTAACAAACTTCTTAAGTGAAAGGACTTCCTTTATCATCTTAAGAGTTTGTCCGCCTTCCGCAAGATCAACGATGAGGTTATTGTTACCTCTAAGCTCGTCGTAGATCTTGGCCATGGCCGCGTTCCTAGTTCGAGTCCACTCAGGACTTGAATAGTTAGGAGCGAGGTTCGTATAGTTAGGTGGCATGAAGGGACCCTCTTGTACAGTGCTAGAGGGTCGGTTGTAAACAACCGACCAACCGGTACTGACCTGACGGCCCCAACCACTTTTACGATACGAGAAGCTAAATGGGTTCGGAAGAACCCGACTTTTGCTTCCGCTACTACCCCCATTCGTAACACGGGTCTCGTGATAAAACTTCGTAACGGCGGTACTCGACACAGTAGTGCCGAGAGCCGTGTTCGTCGTTGTAACACGAGTCCCTGTCGCTTGGGAGGTAGAGCTTTTCATGGCAAGTGTGGTGGAACTATCCACGCTAGTGGAGAGCGCCTGTCCGCTCTGATAGACAGACGAGGAGGCCCGAGGGCCT